TTTATAATAACGGCACAAGAAAACTCGAATAGAATGAAAGAAAAGAGAGAAGTAGTCCAGCAATCTGACACTGGTGGGTCTCTTGCTATCCAACAAAAGTGTGCGGTGACTATCTTTATAACAGATAAAAAGCTAGCTTCGGGCGACGAGTCAGAAGAGGATTATGTAATGCAATTACAGATACCAAAAAACAGAATAACTGGGTCTACATTCGTATACGACCCACCTCTAGTAAGATATAATGATACTACCAAGTCTTATGAGGACTACGAAGTTGTAACCAACGATACATATTCTACTTCATCTTTGTTAGATGATTTATTAAGTGGAGACTTTTCTTAATGATAAAAATAACGCCTAAGGCGATTAAAGATTTTCAAACATGCGGCCTGCTTTTTGACTACAGATATAATCAAAAGCTTCCAGAAACTATACTTAGTAGGAATGTTGTAACTGAAAGATTTGAGAATACATTAAAGAATGTAATAAATTTCTTTTTGTATAAAAGACAAAGCGGTCAAACTCCTTCATACGCTGCCGTATTAAACAGATGGGAAAAGCTTTGGTTCCCTAAGGATACTTCGGCACAAGATATAATAAATGACAAGCACGAGAGTGCTTACGGTAATATGGCAAGCCTTACATCCAAGGCTGCTGGCGTTTTGCTTTCATTTTATAACTATTTTTCGGACCCAGAGCTGGTACCGATAGGCATATCGGAGGACTACAATCTTCCAATAGGGCAAGTGTTAATAACCGATAGCTTTGATATTATTTATATAAAAAATGGCTACACCAATGTTGTCAAATGGGTATTCAACTACAAGGACAGCCATGAGCATTTGTATAATGTTGATTTTGTGTCGATGCAATATGCATACACAAAGAATAGGGGTAGCAAAAACAAGAATGTTAGATATGGTTACTTCGATATCATGTCCTCAAATCCAAAGGTTGAATACGTTGATTTTGTACAGGAAGATGTTGACTCATTAAACTTTTGGGTAGATGAGCTAAGCGCGTGCAGTAACTTCGTACCAAGAAGAGGTCTAACTTACTACTGCAAACGATGCCCGTTTGATGGCCCGTGCTCTAAATGGTCTAATTGGAAAAAAGATAAGGAAAACAAAGATGGCAAAAAATAAAGACGACAACTTGTTAGATTCATTCTTAAAGGATGAAAAAATAGTTTCGATGATAGAAGAAGAAGACATTATACTCGCGCCTCTTTTAAAGGAAATTTCCTTTATATCTAGCGAGGGCTTAAGATCTTTTGTAAGATCAATCTTAGTAAGAGCAGATTCTTTTTGGAAAATACCATCATCCTTCTCCGGCAAGTATCATCCACCAGATGAGCATGGTGAGGGCGGTAACGCTCTCCATACAAAAAGAGTGGTTAGAGCAGCCAAGATGCTCTGCCAATCTCATAGCATGAGTGAAGAAGAATCTGATTTGATTTTTGCAGCATGCTTACTGCATGATGTTACAAAAGGAAAGATAGATAAAGATGGTTGGTTCTCTTATGACAAGATGCATCCTTACACCGTTGGCGATTTTGTCAAATACTGCCAAGAGGATGATAAAAAGTTTGCCAGTGACATTCATTCATCTACGCTATACGTAAATGAAGACGATGTTCAAACAATACTAAGACTCGTAAGATGTCACCTTGGTCCATGGTCTCCTATACCAGAAACCGTACCAATAACTTACCTAGATCAAATAGTGCACGTAGCAGATAACATAGCTTCAAAGATCCATTACATATTGGATGGCGATGATATCATAGAGAGTAGATGGAAAGATCATGGAACCACTACTTAACAGAATAAATAAAAGAAACTTTCTAGTATCAAATTTAGAAAGCTACATCCAAGAATCTGTTTACTATAGAAGTTATTCGTTTGAACTTAACAACAAAAATAATAAAACAATAATTTATAACTTCGTAAACAATTCTGGTAAAGGCAAAATACAGTGAGACCAACTACTGATGAGAAAAAGTTTTTAAAAGACTGGAAATTTGTTGAGGTAGCTAGATACGTTGATTCTTTATCTAAGGTTATCAGAGAAAAAAATGGCGACAATCCATTAGTGATACCTTTTGACCAGGTTGAAAAGTATTCAGACAAACACAACAATGTTGGCGTTTATACTTCCGTTTGGCTTTATAATAATGAAGACATAAACAAGGCAACTAGATATTCTAATCTGTATTTTGATTTAGATAACTCAGATATAGCTATAGCTTATGGCGAAACCGTAAAGCTAGTAAGCATATTAAAGAATAAAATTCCAACAGATGCCATAAAGATATACTTTACTGGCAAAAAGGGTTTTCATATAGAATGCGAAGGCTCAGCCTTAGGTATAACTCCGTCTAATGACCTACATGTTTTGTTTAGGTTCATTGCTTCAGACATAAGATCATCGTATGACATAACAAGCTTAGACTTAAGTGTATATGATGCCAGAAGAATGTGGAGATTGCCTGGCACTAAGCATCAAAGTACTGGTTTATATAAAACCTTGTTGACTATGGATGAGTTTGATAGTGGTTTAGAGGCTATCTTTTTGATTAGCAGAAACTTTAGATCTAGTGAGTACCAAGATATAGATTTTGATTATAAGTCAAACGAATGGTATAGAGAATATTCATATAAAATGGAAGCAGATAAAGAAAGAAGTAAAGATTATCTTTCTTACTTTAACAAGCATGGGTCTAAAGGCTTAAAGCAAGTAGATGATTCACCAAAAGTATTTTCTCCTCATGTTCTATTTAAAAACTGCCCAGCAATAAAGAGAATATATCAAGAAGCTAAAGAAAAACATGACATAGACCATGAGTCTAGATTATTCCTCTGTTCGATTCTAACTTATACTGATGATTCTATCGAGCTTTTACATGAGATACTAAGTAACTGTAGTGATTATAACGTACAAAAATCTACGTCCCATATAAATGATTGGATAAGAAGAAGAGAGATTGGGATAGGCGGTAGACCATATACCTGTGAAAGAGCAAATTCAGTAGGAGTTGGGTGTGGAGATTGCCAGTTAGAAGGAAGAAAGAAATGGGTTAAGGTTGGAGAAAAATTTGTAGAAACAAATATAAAATCTTCCCCCTCACCAATAAGGTTCGCATACAGATCAACTAAAAAGGACAAAAAAAATGAATAATATAAATAATCCAGATGATGTTATAGGCGTATGTTCTGAGTGTAATTCAGATCAACCTATGAGCTATATGGAAAGAAGCCCATTTGCTCAGGCTGGACAGCCAGTGCCATGCAAGTTCTGTGGAGGAATAGTTTTAATTACTTACAGAGAAACCAGAAACAATACATTAGATAGCAGCAATAAAGGCAGAGGCATAAACTAATTAATGAAGAATTGGACAAACCTACATAACCACACCGTGTTCTCCATGCTAGATGGGCATGGAGACGTAGAACAATACCTAACTAGAGCCAAGGACCTTGGTATGTTGGGATTAGCTACGACCGATCACGGCAATATACACTCGTGGTTAGACTTCTATGATGCTGGGATGGCATGTGGCGTAAAGCCAATTCTTGGTTCTGAAATGTACCAAGCTAGAAAAAGTAGGTTTGATCGAGACGAAGAGGAAAGATCCGGCCCATCAAAAAATGAATGGGAACAAAGAGGTCCTTACCATATAACTATATTGGCAAAGAATAATGTTGGCTATCATAACATAATCAAGATGTCGTCTAAAGCCTTTACGGAAGGATACTATGTAAAGCCAAGAGTGGACCATGATTTAATATCACAACACTCTGAAGGAATAATAGTTCTATCTGGTTGTCTCAACGGAGAAGTTTCGCAGGCTCTTTTAAGAAAAGATTATAAAACAGCCTTGAACCACGCAGCTAAGATGCAGCAGATTGTGGGCAAAGAAAACTATTTTATCGAAATTCAAAACCATGGCATAGCAGAGCAGCTTGCGATCATACCAGATTTGATTAAGGTAGCTAATCATATAGGCGCAAAGATTATCCCATCTGGTGACTGTCACTACGTTCATCAACGTGACGCGCATGCTCACGACATAATGTTATGTGTTGCCACTAACTCAAACATACATACCCCAGATAGATTTTCTTTTTCTGGTGATCATTTTTATCTACAATCTTATGATGAAATGGCTTCTGTATTTTCTGAAGACCAACTAAAAAATACTATGCATGTCTATGACATGATAGACCTTAAGTTAGATTTTGGTGATATACATTTTCCTAATTTTCCAATACCCACAAAAGAAAGCTCTACAGAATACTTTGAAAGATTAGCATGGGATGGCCTAAGAGAAAAGTATGGACAAAACTTACCACAAAATATCATTGATAGAGCACAGCATGAAATAAGAGTAGTAAAAGAAATGGGTTTCCCAGAATACTTTTTGGTTGTTTCCGACCTTGTGCGCTGGGCTAAGTCTAATGATATAACGGTTGGCTGGGGAAGAGGTTCAGCAGCGGGAAGTATTCTCTCCTATGCTTTTGGTATAACTAACTTAGACCCGATTAAGTTCGGTCTATTGTTTGAAAGATTCCTTGTAGAGGGAAGAAAGTCAATGCCCGACATTGACTTGGACTTTGACGATAGACACAGAGACAAAGTTATCGAGTATGCAAGACAAAAATATGGTGAAGATAAAGTAGCCCATATTTGCACATTCAATAGAACAGGTGCAAAGCAATCCATTAGAGATGCAGCTAGAGCTCTTGGTCTTGACTATGCAAGCGGAGACAGAATAGCAAAGCTAGTACCTCCGCCGGTGTTGGGTGTTTCAAAAAACTTGAACGACTGTATGCAGGTTACCGAATTTAGCGCAGCTTATAGCACAGAAGAAAATAGCAAGCTGATTATAGACACGGCATTTGGTTTAGAGGGCGTGGTCCGACAGACTGGCATCCACGCTGCAGGTATTGTTATATCCAAAGAGCCATTAATAGAGTATCTTCCAGTTATGAAAAAGGGAGCTGACAACCCATTAGTTACGCAGTGGGACATGGGCAGAGTAGAACAATGTGGGCTATTAAAAATAGACTTTCTTGGTTTAAGAAACCTTGGCGTTATAGATCAGTGCATAAAAACTGTAGAGAAAAGAACAGGTCAAAAGATAATACTTGATGACCTACCTTTAGACGATGAGAATACCTATAAGGAACTGTGCAAAGGTAACGCTATGGGTGTTTTTCAGTTAGAGTCTGCAGGTATGCGCGAGCTGATGATACAAATGCAGCCAAGATCAATCCAAGACATTATGGCTTTGATATCACTTTATAGACCAGGCCCAATGGGATCCGGTATGGATAAGCTTTACATAGATAGAAAAAATGGTAAGGCAAAGATATCTTATGTACATGAAAAGATGGAGGATGCATTAGGTTCCTCTTTAGGCATCATGCTTTATCAGGAAGATGTCTTAGCAGTAGCGCGAAGCCTTGCTGGCTTTTCTGCTAGCGAAGCCGATGACTTAAGAAAAGTAATCGGTAAGAAGCAGATGGACAAGATAGCAAAAATAAGAAAAAGTTTTGTTACAGGCTGCATTGAGAACTCAGGTTTGACAAAGTCAATTGCAGATAAAATATTTTCTGACATTGAGTTCTTCGGTGGATACGGTTTCAACAGAGCTCACGCAGCAAGTTACGCAATGATATCTTATGTGACCGCATACTTAAAAACTCATTACACTGCTGAGTACATGGCAGCTTTAATAACTTCAGTGGCTGGCAATAAAGAAAAACTATTCTTGTATCTAAACGATTGTAGGAAGTTGAATATAAATGTTCTTCCTCCATCGATCAACAAATCTGGCATAGACTTTGAAGTTGAAGATGATAATAACATCTTGTTTGGTTTGGGTTCAGTAAGCGGCATCGGTGCTTCGATAGCAGAGTCCATAATACTAAAAAGAGATACCGAAAAACCATACTCTAGTATGTATGACTTTTTTAGAAGATGTGATCCAACCGTGCTAAAAAAATCTACTTTAGAGCACCTGTCTTACGCTGGGGCACTAGACGAATTGATACCAGAAATGGAAGATGAAGACTTAAATAGATCAGTTGAACTTTCTATTTTAGAAAAAGAAAAAGAAGAGCTAGGTATCTACGTTACAAAGCACCCCCTAGAGGGGACTTGGGACAAGATGAAACCAAACATTGATGTTGAGCTTATCCAGATACCAGAGTGTGCGACTAATAGCTACCTTAAGGTCGGAGGAATCATCACTGCATCTAAAAAAATAATAACCAAAAAAGGTGCAAGAATGTTTAAGTTTAACATTGAGGATCCAACTGGTGAGTTAGAAATAATAGTCTTTCCTAAGGACGCTAAAAACTATTCAGATGATTTTTTTAAAGCAGGTGAAATAGTTTACATATCTGGAACTCTGAATAGAGAAACCGATGATGAGAATTCAAGCTATAGAGTTTTCCTTTCTAACATAGAAAAGATAGACCATGCTACATTGTTTAGCGGTAAGGCTATCTATTTGGAAATAGATACTTTAAACTCAGAAAAGATACAACAGATTTGTGATATAATAAATGCGCACAATGGTAATAAACAGGTTTATCTTAAGGTAAACAATAATTTAGGGACTTTTGTTTATCGTTTTAACAAAACAACAAACAGAAAAGCAGAAGCCTTACTTGACACAATCATACTATAAATAGGAGAGTTATGGCAGCGATAGGCAGTTTTCAAAATCCAACAGAAAAAGATTGTTGGAAGTATTGTCATTCTTGTGGCAGATGCGAGAACAAAGAACGTTACACAAAGTGTAACGGATGCAGTGGAAGATATGATCCGCAAGGGATGATAGAGCCATGTCAGGATGACTATTGTGATTGCAGAAACGGGATACTAAGATGGAAAACCCAGCAGGGTCGAATAGTCATAACTAGATTTAAATCAAACCCGTATGCAGGCACCGTGAAGATAGAGAAGAAATCAGAAGACGAAAGAGATTGGGACTCTTACGTTAATGACATGAGAAATAAAATGGGCGATCCAAACTGGAACCCTATAACAATAGTTGGAGACTAATTTATGTTAAGAGCAGAAGTAGGCAGAATGCACATGGGCAACGTTGTCCTTGTAGAGTACGAATCAATAGACGAAGAAAAGCCTTTGTTTTTTATTCAATCTGGTGCAGCAGGTTTTAACGCAACAAAAGAAGAACTCGAGCACTTATACGGAGTGCTTAACTATTGGTTTAATATGGAGTCTATAATGAATTGTGTTATCCAAACTAACTCTGTAGATGAAGAAGAGGAACAATAGATGAAGAAAGAAAACTATGACGAAATGGAGCTGGGCGATACTGGCTGGGTCCCAATGCCAAACGGGTCTTATAGAAACATTTACAACAATCATTATATCGATGACCTCGGAAGAGAATTCGATGAACATGGAACTTTAATATTCTCCCCTGACAATCTAAAGGAATAAATGATAAACATTAAATCGGTAGCAGATCTTTCTGACTTGGAAAGAATGTCCTTGATGGACTTGTCGTATTCTAGGATTGACACTTACAAAATGTGCCCAGCAAAATACTTTTATGGCTACATACAAAAAGAACCTAGACTATTTGGAGAGGCAGCCGTACTAGGCAATATAGTTCACTCCGTGTTAGAGGATAATCTTTCCAACGAAAAAGACCTAGACATAGAGAGTCTTTTTAATTCTTATGAACAAAAGAAGTCTGAGTGGGATCCTAATTCTATTATTAACTCTGAGCTTATATCAGTTGGCAAAGAGATATTAAACGAATTCTACGATAGACATTCCGGTGAGACCCTACATATTAAACATAAAGAAATGGGTTTTAACTTTATTGTAGGTCCATTTAATGTTAATGGTTTCATAGATAGAGTCGATGAATACGACGACAGAATCGAGATTATAGATTATAAAACCGGTAAGTGGGAAGTATCGCAAAAATCCATTAAAGACAACCTACAGCTCGGTATATACGCTCTGGCAGCCAAGCTAGCCTATCCTGACAAGCAGATCTATGCGGAGCTTTATTACCTAAGATCAGGTAAGCGCAAGGGCCATTTGTTTACTGACGAGGACATCCAATCTGCCTACGATAACTTGATCGAACAGGGTAATAAGATTAGGAATGACATCAGCTTCCCTACTACGTCCAATGAAAGAGTCTGTTCTTTCTGCGACCATGCAAAGTCCGGTGCTTGTGCAACCGGAGTTATGCGCAACAAAAAAGCCCAGAGCCGAAAGGCCCTGGGCTAAGTTGTCTAATTAATTTAAATTAGATACTGTAAGTTGCGTTGTTAACTGAATCAGCTACAAGGTCAACGCCATTGTCGCTTTCGATAACTACCTTGATTGCATCATCTGTGCTGTAACCAAGCAGTTCGAGAGTCTTAACTGCCGAGCTCTGCATATCAGCTACAAAATTATTAACTAGTAAGTTTAATGTTGTCATCTTATTTTCCTATTCTGAGTGGTTAACTTGTATTTTATTTAAAAGTATTATATAATAGGTATAACTAACAAGCAGTAAGGATATCTCATGAGCATCACAGTTGTCAAGCCAGACGAGTTTTTTTTGGAAAAATCTTTTCAATCAAAACATCCGAATTTTAAAGCCGCTGCTAAGAAATATTTAAATAAAAATATACCGCAAGAGGATAGTGTATCACCCAAAGGCGGCAAAGGCAACTTGTACAGGTACACAAAAACTGGATACAGAGAAGACATAGGAATAAACGTAAGGTCTAATTGGGAAGCAAACTTTGCAAGGCTTGCTCTCATATATAAAATAGATTTTGAATTTGAACCAAAAGTTTTTACATACCCGATTAAAAGGGGAACTAAATCTTATACTCCTGATTTTTATTTTAATAAAACTCAAGAATGGATTGAGATAAAAGGTTATCTAGATGAAAAAAGTAAAATAAAAATTAAAAGATTTAAAAGGTATTATCCAGAAGAGTTTAGTAAGTTCACGATGATCATAAGCAGGTATTCAAATGAAGCCAAAAAGTTTGTCGAAGACCTAGAAGTACCTAATGTAATTTTCTATGAAGATATCAGGGATTATTACTTTGAATTAATATACAAATGGGAAGGCAAATAAAATGGCGGCATATAAGGAACAGTATTACACCTTAGAAGAAAACGAAATGCAGGACTTGATTCAAAAAGCAAAAGATGGAAACATGTCCGCTCAAAATGAATTGATAAAAGTTTTCAATAACTTTTTGACAAAGTATTCTACAATGCTGTACTACCGGAAAGTACAACCTAGCAGATTATGACATAAGAAGGTTCATAGCTCTTTTTATAAAAGACAATTACGCAAGGCTAGCCTTGGTAAGGAACAAGATGAACCCTTCTGCTTTGAAGATAGTTAATGAAGCGATGAGGGGAATAACCTACATGGCAAAAAGGTACGGGGACGAAGAAGACATCAGGCAGACTGTCGACATGACGTTCTTTCAGTGCATAGGCAGGTATCAAAGGAAAGACTCCGAGAAAGGGCCTATACCATTTAGCGCATTCCTTTATAGTTATTTCTTCTACTTATTGAAGAAAAATGTTGACACATTCTTAATAGATCAACTAGGAAGAAAAACATTTCCGCTTATAACAGATGATGATTACGAACCAGAAGACGGCGAACAACAAGTAGGGTTCAAGGCTCCACCAGTAGAGTACGATCTAGCAAAGCTGTTATGTGTTGAATCAATAGATGAGATGTGGGTTCTTGGGACTACTGCGGCAGAACCTTTCAACCAGCTATCCATTCAAGAGAGACAGCTGCTAAAATGGAGGTTTGTTGATGGAAAGAAATCTTCGGAGATAGCAGAAAGAATAACAGAGCATCCTAACACAGTTAGAGAACACTTAAAAGATATAAGAGATAAAATTAAATCAATAATAGCATCCTCAAATCTAGAGGATCTTTTCAAATTCGTAAAGGAATAAAAAATTGGAAGATCAAAATCTACAAACGCTACACCGCTTACTTAGCGATTTTTTAAGCCCTCAGATAACAGAGGTGCTAAATGCTTACGCTGCGGGTGAAAACTATAAAAAGTATTTTATTGAAATACCAGATATGGATAATGTAGATTTAGGTATCCATGACCTAGCTAATCTTGTAGCTAAAACTTCCAACGCCTTTGGTAGAGCAGCTAGATTTGCTGGTATGGCTAGAGCCCATTATAAGATAGTAGAAGGTAGGTATAAAAGAATCTACAAGAAGAATAGAAACGGCAAGAACGAAGCCGAAAGAGAAGCATCAGCGCTGACTGCAGCAGAAGGCGAATACGAGGCTATGGTGACTGCAGAAGCTATAGTCAACTTAGCAGAGTCGATGGAGACTTCTTCTAGAATAGCTTCTGAGTCGGCTAGAAAATTAATGGACAAGGTTCAATCAATGCAAATAGCTTCAGCAAGAGAAGACAAAGGAATGCATTCCGAAAGTGAGTATACCCAATGGTAATGGCAGTCAAGTACATAGCCCACTATAAGTGCGTAGAAACACCGGAAGAATTTTATTCCGAAACAAGAAAGTCTTTAGACTACCCAACACAGGTAAGGTATAAGTCAAAGAATTATTTATTATTTGCAACGATGATAATAACTACTACAAAACAGGAGAAGAAGCTTGTTGAAGTAGCAAAAGAAAGAAACATAGAATGTTACGTAGAGTTGCAGTAGGCACATGCATATAGAGGTTTTTTGTGATGGAGCTTCAAGGGGGCAAGGACAAAAAAAGATAGGAGAAGCGTCTTGCGCTACTGTCGTATATAAGAATAGAAAAAAAGTGGCTCAGTTTGCAAGGGGGCTTGGGTCTAGAAGTAATAATGAGGCAGAATACGAGGCCGTAATTGCCGGTTTACTTGTTTGTAGTATGTCTGGGTTTCTAGACCCAATCATATATACTGATTCTGCTGTAGTGGCAAACCACATAAATGGAAAATGGAAATGCAAGAATAAGGCGCTGCTCCCTTTACTGATGACTATAGAAGATGTTAAGCAAGAGTTTAATTTTAGGGTTGTTCAAGTTAGCAGAAATATAGTCTGGGAACCTGACCAACTATGCAACCAATTTTTAGATCAACTTGAAAAAAGAATGTCATCTTACCAGAAAGCGTGATATAATATACCACATGGAAAAAACAACATTTAAAAAACAACAACCTATTGTTATAGGTTTAGCTGGTAGAGCTGGTAGCGGCAAGACCTCTGTAGCAGAATCGATAGTTCCTAAAGCTGGCTTTGAAGTCCTTAGGTACGGTATGAAGTGGGACCATATATTTTACGCCCTTCCATTATACGAGATGGCTTCCTCCAAGAAAAACATACAAGGTTTAAATGCTGACTCAAGAAAGAAGTACGCGCTTCACGATACTCTCTATGAGATATACGGAAGATCTTCTATTGGCATCATACCGGATTACGATTTATTAATAGAAAAAGTCAACCAAATATACGAACTAAATATAGAACCAGAAGGCGTTAAGCCAAGATCTTTCTTGCAAAAAGCTGGAGATATTTGTAGAGATGGTTACGAAGACTGCTTCTGCCACTGGGCAATACATAAGACAATGAATCTTTATAGAAAATACGTATCTTCACTAGATGAAGACGCAGAAGAAAATCCTTTCTGTGTTATAATATCAGATGTTAGATACGAAAACGAAGCAAAATCAATTCTCAAGATGCCTAACGGTATTGTAATATATTATTCTGCAACAGAAGAAACATTGAACAACCGTTTACTCAAAAGAGATGGTAGACTATCTACTACGGAACAAAGTTCACATTCAAGTGAGCTGTTTTTAGACAAGGTAAAAGACATAGCGTCTTTTGTTATAGAAACAGACAACATGGACATAGAAGAACAAACAGAAGCAACATTAAAATTACTAGGGTTACAGGAGAAAAGCAATGCCTAAAATAACAAAGACCGCACAAGAACAGTCTTCAGACTCACCGATAGACAACATCGTATCGATAAACGCTGCTGAGATATCTATATCGTCCAACCCAATATTTATATGTGGGGTCAATAGAAAAGTCAATATAGGTAACTTTGAAAATATTGATATCTATGCTGGGGTAACTTTGCCCCTAAATGGTGTATCCCTAGAGGACAAGGAAGGCCTTAGACTGGCAGTCCAGGAAGCTGCTGCCTATGCTTTCTCCTTGGTTTCAAAGGAAACTAGCGAAAGATATTCTTTAATCAAGGAATCGCAACAAAACAAGTAAGCAATTTGACTTATTTGGCTACTATAGTATATACTGATAATCCACTTAAACTTTAAAGAAAAGGTAAAAACATGTTCAAAAAATTAGTTCTTAGACTTAAGGCGCTTATGGCCGGCAAAGATGTTAAGAAGTTGATTGATTCTATTCCTAGCGAAAGCATCAAGTCTTCGGTTAACGTAGTCGTCAAAGAGGTTGTTGAAGAAGCAGAAAAGGTAGCAATTGCTGTAGACAATTCTGTTGAAGAAGTAAAGAAGCAAGTAAATAACGAAGTCGACAAAGTAAAAAAGACTAAGAAGCCAGCAGCTAAGAAGCCAGTAGCAAAAAAGCCAGCACCAAAAAAGAATAATACAAAAAAGTAATATTATTCTTCTAGGTTATTGTTTTATAGTGTTACTATGTACCTTAACGCTAAAATAACCAAAAGCATAGGGTGGTAACTAATGGAACTTGTTATAGCTGCAATCGTTACTGGAGCTTTTGGGCTTCTAACAATTATGGTAGAAAAAGGGCGTCGAGAAAACGTCAAAGATCATGGTTTTGTTAAAGATAAACTTGATAACCTTCTTGTGAGTATAAACAATATTGACGAAGACGTTGCAAGCATAGAGGATAAATTAGACACTCATATCCATGATCATTTAACCGGACAACTTAATGATACAAAAGCGAGTAACAAGAAGAGCTAATGAACTGCACTAATAAAGAACATCACGTACATAACGACCAACCTTGCAGCAATGGTGATGGCGTTAATCCTGACCACGGCCACCACAAAATGCATTGGCACATCAATAAAAATTCTTTTAAAGCTTTAATTTTAAACTTAGTATATTTTTCGCTACACGCTGTGACCATAGGTATACTATTATCTAAATAATACAGCCTACTACTTTATCTTGTAGTATAATAGGTGCATGGAAAACGGTTACTCTATGTTCGATGGCTTTATGCCATTAATCAAAAATGTTACAGTCTCGGCTCTTACTAACTCCCTTGCATCAAGCGGAGAAATTGTCGATGTGCACTGCATCAGTATACAAACTGTTGAAGGACATGATTTTGTTTTTAGTATGTCCCCACATGATCTTCATAGATTAAATCTTTTGATTATGAAAACTTTGATGGTTGACATTTAACATGGGCGTAATAATATTTAAAGACCTTGAATTTGGTGACATACCAAAGACTCCGGCAACTCCGTACCCTGACTATGCGCTTCAACAGGTAAAAGACATAGTGTATAAGTACGCCTACCGATTTGGTTTTCCTGTTGGTTACATACAAGAGCAAAACGGCTTGACTATACAGAATATAGTTCCAGTTCATAAAACGGAGCACCAGCAAATATCTACTTCATCTAAAGTAGAGCTGGAGATGCATACAGAAACTGCATTTCACCCCTACAAGCCAGATTACGTTATGCTGTTTTGTCTTAGAGGTGACCCCAATGCTGTAACAACGTATGCTAATTTGTCCGATGTGCTAAAAATATTAGATCCAGATACTAGAAAAGTTTTAAAAAAGAAAATCTTTACTACCAGTGTAGACATAAGTTTTAGATCAAACGGGGAAGAAGACCAGCAGATACCAATAAGTATTGTTGGGGAAAAAGACGGCAAGCTTACCTTCACTTACGATAGTTACTTTGTGCGCGGAATAAATGAAGAAGCAAATAACGCGTTAGTTAGTTTGCGTTCAGCCATAAAACAATGTACAATTGACATCGTGTTACAATCTGGTGATCTATTGGTTATAGATAACAATAGCACTATCCACGGACGTAGGGAGTTTCAACCTAGGTACGATGGTACGGACAGATGGATACAAAGAGTTCTTGTCATAAGAGAAATGCCTCCGATGGAAGAACGAAAAGGCAATGTAATAACCACCAAGGTATTTAACTAAGAGGATAAAATGGACCAGAAGAGCATACTTTCTATAATCATTTCATACAATGATTTCAAGAACACATACATGACCGTAGAAAGTCTGTTGAATCAGACTATCAAAACTAAGATTGTCGTCTGGGATAACAATTCAAAAGATGGAACAGTGGAACAACTAAACAATATGTTTGGTGATTTGATAACAGTTCATGCATCTGACCAGAATATGTACTGGACTCCTGCGATCAACGCAGCGTTTAACAGATACTATGATCAAGAGAAGATAATACATTATTCCAATAATGATATTAGCTATCCAAATGAGTCCCTAGAAAGAATGGTCAAGGATCTAATAGAGACTAACGCAGGTGCAGTGGGGCCAACTGGCAGCGCACTAGGAGGAATGCAAGATCATATTATCCACCACCCTGAAGACTCTAGTTTTAGTTCGCGTGAAGACTTCTACGCAGCGATAAAGAATAGGCCACCCACTAGAGCCTCTAGCTTGCAAGGAGCGTGTATACTAATGAGAGCAGAGTCCTTCAAGCTTATGGGGCCTCTAGACAACGCTATGCCTTTGGGTGCA